TACCCTAAGCCCGATAGCGTTTAATAATGGAAATTAACTTCCCCGATAACCCAGAGGTAGACGATGAGTTTACCGTTGGATTAAGAACTTGGATTTGGACTGGTGTAGTCTGGAAAGCTAAAACATTTGACCCAGTAATAATATCAATTGATGGCGGCTCAGCCTAGTTATGATAGAATAGACTTATAATGACTAACATTCCAAGCAACGTTTCTTACGGCACTGTTGTCGGGCGTTACCTGTTGGCTTATGCAGATGGTGTAGATGCAAACCTTTTCCCAGACGGATTACCAGCTGGTGGAAACATCATCTTTACTCCATTGGTTGAAAAACTTAGGAACGCAACAAGTGTACCTCCAGTAACTTTAATTCCAACTCAGGTTACTTGTACCATTGATTCTAACGGCTACCTTTGTGGCCCAGATGAATTGCCATCTGTGAGACTTATGGCAACAGATGACGCAGACAATGACCCAGTTGACTGGCTTTGGGAAGTTAACTATTTACTTACAGATGCCGATGGTGCAGCAATTCGTGGCATACCAAGTCACACGATGAGCTTAGCTGGTGGCTCCACAGTTGATTTAATTACAATTGCTCCAGTAGCAGGGTTGGTGAGTTAAATGTCTTTACCTAGCAACATAAGTTATGGAACAGTAGTAGGTCGTTTTTTACTTGCCTACGCAGACAGTTCAGATTCTGGTCCTGAGCCAGATGCTGTACCAGCCCAAGGTAGCGTATTCTTCACGGCTTCCCCTGCTAACCTAAAAGATATTACAGCAAGCCCAGCTCCTGTAACTATTTTGCCATCCCGCGTTGAGGCGGTTCTTGACTCCGAGGGATACCTCTGTGGATACACAGGAGATAGAGGAATAAGACTAGTAGCAACTAATGACACAGATTTAAACCCACTTAACTGGACTTGGGAAGCTGAGTTTAGGCTTGCAGATGAAAACGGAACACCAGTACCACTTTCCTCTTTTAGCTTTTCGCTACCTGGTGGCACATCGGTTGACCTAGCTGTTCTTGCGCCAGTAGCAGAATCAAATGGAACGCCAGTAATAGTTGGACCTCAGGGTATTCAGGGAATCCAAGGAATCCAGGGTATTCAAGGAATACAGGGTGAACAAGGCGAGCAGGGTGAACAGGGCATCCAGGGTATCCAAGGTGAAACTGGTGCTGTAGGACCAACTGGTGCTACTGGTATTGAGTGGCAAGGCACTTGGGATGATGAGATTGATTACGTAAATAATGACGCGGTTTTTTGGGAAGGTGCTTCTTGGTTTGCTTCTGGTAATCCTCCCGTTGGCAATGAGCCTACTGAATCTTCCACTTACTGGTTCCCACTTGCTTTGCAAGGTGCAACAGGTGCAACAGGAGCCACAGGTGCTACTGGTGAGACTGGAGCTACGGGCGCAACTGGAGAAGGCGTTCCAGCTGGTGGTGTAGCCAATGATTTTATGGTAAAATCAAGTAGCACAGATTACGACACTGAATGGACTAACATCATAGACGGAGGCAGCGCTTAAATGCCAGCACAAACTGTAATAAAAGTACGTAGGGATACCGCAGCAAACTGGATTTCCACTGACCCTACTCTTGCCTCTGGTGAGATTGGTTTTGAGACAGACACTAACCAGCTTAAGATTGGTAATGGTTCTTTAGCTTGGACAGCGCTTGATTATACTTCTGGCGGTGCTTCTGTGGAGATTTCCGAGACTGCACCAGCTAGCCCAGATGAAGGAAACGTTTGGTTTAACTCTACCGATGGTAGGGCTTACATCTATTACGACAGCACTTGGGTTGACTTAAACCCTGGAATTGCTGGACCAGAAGGGCCTGCTGGTGTAGCTATTCAAACTAGCGAGCCAGCCTCTACTGATGTTCTTTGGTTAGACACAGATGAAACTCCAGATGTACCTGTGCCTGCTGGTGGCACAGACGGACAAGTTCTCACAAAGACCTCTAGTGCAGATTACGCAACAGCCTGGGAAAACATTGTTGCAGTTGTTCCAGTTGGTGGAACTACTGGTCAGGTACTGGCTAAGTCAAACTCTACTGATTACGCAACTCAGTGGGTTACTCCGTCTCCTGTTGGATTAGAGCTAATCAAAACACAAACAATCGGAACAGCAGTTTCCACTGTTACCGTAACCGATGCATTTAGCTCGGCATACGACAATTACAAAATTATTTTAACCGATAGCGTAGCATCTGCTAATGCTGGTTTAGATTTTAGACTAGGTTCAGCAACCGCAAATTACGTTTGGTCCTGGGGTGGGTTTAACTTTTCGGGTAACTTAATAAATTATGCTGGAGATGGCGATAGATGGAGACCTGGAGAATCTAGAACAGACGGGGCTACTAGGTTAGAAATTGACTTATCTTATCCATTCCAAACAAGGTTGACATACAAGACCCACCGTGCTATTTGGGTTGGTAGCGGACAACTTGTTGCGGGTGGTTACTTAAATGATTCAACAAGCTACACAAGTTTTACTATTTTTAGGGGCACTGGGACTATCACAGGCGGAACAATTAGAGTTTACGGATACAAGAAGGCATAATGACTAAACCAAACATTCAAATAGATGACCTTGTTAGAGAAATGACTGACGAGGAATACGAAGCTTATCTTGCTGACCAAGCCAGCGAACAATCTCATTTTACAGAGCAAGAAGCCAAGTTAGCTGCTCGTCAATCCGCTCTTGCTAAGTTAGCCGCACTCGGCCTAACCGATGACGAAATAGCCGCACTCTAAGATAAGGTATAATATAACTATGGCAGCGATTGATTTCCCAAACTCCCCTACAGTTGGTCAACTATTTACAGTTGGTGACATTACTTGGGAGTGGACTGGTAGCGTGTGGCAGGGGCTAGGTACCGCTGGAGACGCTGGTCCCGCTGGTCCTGCTGGCGAAGCAAATTTTAATTCATTCTTATTGATGGGAGCATAACATGCCAACAACTTACAAGGTGCTAGGACAGTCTGCACCATCAGCTACTACTAACACTAACCTATACACTGTGCCCTCTGCTACTAGCGCAGTGGTCTCTACAATTGTTGTTGCCAACAGGGTTGGTACTTCAGCAACTTACAGGATTGCAATTAGGCCAGCTGGAGCAGCAATATCCAACGAGCACTACATTGCTTACGATGTTGCTGTTAGTGCAGCAGACTCTACGACCATTACCCTTGGAATTACGCTAGCAGCTACTGATATTATCACTGTCTACGCTGGCACAGCAAACTTAAGCTTCAGTGTATTTGGCTCTGAAATAACGAGTTAATTATGGCTGTACAAAATTTAAGCAGCTCTGAAATATTAGATTACCAAAGACGAAGAAACATAGCTGGTACCCCTTCACCCATTTTGATTAACTATTTAGTTATTGCGGGCGGTGCAGGCAGTGGAAGTGGTGGCGGTGGTGGTGGTGCTGGAGGTTTTAGGACATCTACTGGTTCTTCTGGTGGGGGAGCGGCTGCAGAAACTCAACTAACTTTATTCAATAGCGCAAGCTATACAGTTACTGTAGGCGCTGGTGGTGGTATTACCTCCCCTAATGGTGCAAGTGGATTCAACTCAGTTTTTAGCACTATTACTTCTATTGGAGGCGGCGGTGGTGGTGCGGGAACTGCAGCATCAAACTTTACTGGAGCTTCAGGTGGTTCTGGTGGTGGTGGAGGTAGCTCTTCTTCAAGCGGTTCGCAGGCTGGTGGGTCAGGGACATCTGCTCAGGGATTTGCTGGTGGTTTTGGAAATTACTTAGTATCACAATGGGTTTACGGTGGAGGAGGTGGCGGTGCCTCAGCAGTTGGTCAAAACTCGCCATCATCTGGCGGTCAAGGTGCCCCTCAAGGTGGAGCTGGTTTGGCTTCGACTATTACTGGAAGCTCTGTAACATACGCTAGAGGCGGTAACGGCTCTGGAAATGCCACACCACCCGCTGCCCCTTCTGTAAATACTGGTTCTGGAGGCCACGCTGACTCATGGAATGGTTCGGCTATGGTTGGTCGCTCTAGTGGCAGTTCTGGTATTGTTGTCCTTCAATACCCATCTAGCTACACAATTACAATAGGAGCAGGACTAACTGGCTCAACTGCTACAGTTGGAGCAAATAAAGTAACAACAATAACGGCTGGCACAGGAAACGTCAGTTGGGCAGCATAATGAAATTGCATAGATAGGAAAAAATGGCACATTACGCATTTTTAAATGAAAACAACATTGTCACTGAGGTTATCACTGGCATTGACGAAACTGAGCTTATTGAAGGCTTAGATACTGAAACTTGGTACGGCAACTTCAGGGGCCAGGTCTGTAAGCGAACTTCCTACAACGGTAACTATCGCAAGAACTACGCGGGACTTGGCTACACTTATGATGCTGAGCTTGACGCTTTTATCTCACCTAAGCCTTTTGAATCTTGGCTACTTGATGAGGAAACCTGCATCTGGGAGCCACCTGTGCCTTATCCAACTGACGGTGAAAGATACACTTGGAATGAAGAAACCGTAACTTGGGATTTACTCGAAACCGAATAAGGAAAACAAATAATGGCTAACTTAAAGTACTACGACTCTGGCTTGGAGCAATGGCAAAGTCTAGTAATCGGCAAGCAAGGACCAACGGGTCCAACGGGACCGACTGGGCCAGAAGGACCAGCAGTAGATACTAGCACCTTGGTTTCTAGAACAAACGGCACAGTCACGACTGCTTCAACTAGCTCTACTGTTGTAAGGAATATAACTTTATCAACCAGCACTCCATCGGGCGGCATAGATGGCGATGTATGGCTACAATACACGCCATAAGGAGATAGACTTGCCTGGAAACGTAAGGGTTGGCGGAGCTTGGAAAGCAATAATCAACCCATCAGTAAAAATTGGCGGTACTTGGAAGTCCGTTAATGCTGCTTGGACTCGTGTCGGTGGTGTTTGGGCACAGTGGTACGTTAGCACTCTTCCCGTTCAATATTTAGTTGTTGCTGGTGGAGGTGCTGGTGGTGCTTCTGCTGGTGCAGGTGCTGGTGGTGGTGGACTCCTAACGGGCAGTGCCACTTTTTCCCTTAATACTAATCACACGTTAACTGTCGGCGCTGGTGGTTCTGGCTCTTTAGGTACCCCAAGCAATGTTAGAAACGATGGAAACCCAGGTAACAATTCTGTGTTCTCTACAATTACAGCACTTAAGGGTGGTGGAGGTGGAGGAAACTCCAACGAAGCTCATAACGTTGCTGGTGGAAACGGGGTTGTCGGTTCTGGTGGTGGTGGTCAAGGATTAACCTATGGCCCAGGAGCTGCTGGTACACCTGGACAAGGAAACAACGGTGGAAACGGATTTACAAGTGGTGGCGCTACTGGTGGTGGAGGTGGTGGTGGAGCTGGTAGGGCTGGATATAGCTCTAATGAGTTAGGACTCTGGGGAGGCTCTGCTGGTAATGGGCTTCAGCAAACTTGGACTAACACTTCAACCTGGTTTGCTGGTGGTGGTGCTGCTACTGGATACACTAATGGTGTAGCAGGTAGCCAAGGAGGAACCCCCGTTGAAACTAACGGAGCTGCTAATACTGGAGCTGGTGCTGGCGGTTCTGCTGGTACTCCCCGAAGTGGTGGTTCTGGAATCGTTGTTTTACGTTACCCATCTTCTTATAGAATTACAACTACTGGACTTACAGCCTCAACTGCAGTTGTTGGCTCTGACAGAGTAACAACAATTACATCTGGTACTGGAAATGTTAGTTGGATACAGGTTGCTGAGTTTGCTGTTGATTACCTAGTCGTTGCTGGAGGTGGAGGCGGTGCAACAGACGCTGACGTTGGTGGCGGTGGCGGTGGCGGTGGTCTACTTACTGGAACCATGAGTCTTGCATCACCTGAAGTATACTCAGCAACAATTGGAGTAGGTGGAGTTAGGGGAACTGGTCCTGACGTAACTGGTGTTGGCGGTGGAAGCAATGGTGGAAATGGTGGAAACACATTATTCGCTAACTTAACTGCTATCGGCGGTGGAGGCGGTGGAACACGAAACAACAACGGAGTTGCTGGTGGTTCTGGCGGTGGTGGTGGTGACGCTAGCAGGCCAGGTGGAGCTGGTACAGCTGGTCAGGGTTTTGCTGGAGGTAACGGACCTGGAATGAACTCAAACGGTGGTCGTGACTCTGGTGGAGGTGGAGGTGCTGGCGGTGCTGGTAACGGAAACTTGGCTGGCCCAGGACTACTAAATGCAATTACTGGGGCAACTTACGCAAAGGGAGGCATTGGCTCTCAGAACGGTTTAGGTGGAGTTGCTGGTGCAGATAATACTGGAAACGGTGGAGACGGTTGTCGTGCAGGTGGTTCTGGTATTATTGTTCTGCGCTACCCTGCTACTAGAACAATTACAATAGGTTCAGGACTCGTTGGCTCTACTGTAACGGTTGGCGCAAATAAAGTAACTACTATTACTAGTGGTACTGGAAATCTTAGCTGGGCATAATGAGGTACTACAAGTTGGATAAGGTATAATTAGAACATGGCACACATCCCAGACATCTATCCGCCAGATTACGCAACCGCAATTGGTCAAGTACGTCTACTTATTCCAGACACGGAACAGTTAGAAAATCTAGCAGACCCAACCGCCGATGCTCAGTACATCTTTGATGACCACCAGGTACAGGCTTTTCTTAGCCTGTATTCTAACAACGTTAAAAGAGCCGCGGCTCAGGCTAAGCTTGTTCTTGCTACCTCAGAATCTTTAATAAACAAAGTTATCCGCACAGCTGACTACACAACAGATGGAGCTAAGCTTGGCGCAGAGCTAAGAGCACAGGCTAAGCAATTGCAGGAAGAAGCCGACAAGGATGACCTTGTTGATTCTTACGACACTAGCTTCATCGTTGTGCCACAGACAGTTAAGTGGGATAACAGTTGGCTCTAAATACCAGAAGCGCTATTCACCCAAAGTGGCCTACTCATAACCAAACAGTAGGTCTTAGCTTGATGCTTGCATCCGTGCAGATTTATAACCCAGCATCTGGAAGCCAAGAGTACGATGCAGAAGCAAACACTTGGACTGGAACTACTACAGTGCTATACGAAGGCCCTGCAAGAATCCAGCCAATCAATGCAGTCAACGAAGTTAATGATGCTTACAACCCAACTTTCATTAAGACCGTTAGGGTTCAGATTGCTTACAATAAGAACCAAGTTGAAGGCGCAACTGGCATGATTCCAGACATTAGACCAAACGACAGAATGAGCGTAACTTCTGCAACCTTTAATCCAACTCTAGAGAAGTTTGTTTACGTTGTCACAGATGTTATGAACTCAAGCAACGCCTGGGAAAGAACTTTAATTTGCAGAGTTGACTCAGAGCTAGACCCAACGGTGACTGAATAATGCCATCAAGATTCCCATCAATAAGCGCCAACGGCGGAGTAGGTTACGAGACAAGTGGCAAAGAAGACTTTGATAATGTGCTTGAGTTTAGATTTGACTATAGCAACATTGACAACGGCGTTAGAGACGTAAGGCGAGAGCTGTCAAATCTAGGCTACGAAATACACAAGACCTTTAAGAAATCAGGTATCCCAAAGACACGCTCTGCTGACAGGCAGTTCACAATCTCACCTAAGCTTTCTGCTGGCTTAGAGCAATCCGATGCTGGTATTATGAGAATGGTTGTCCCTGTGATTCCAGACGGCAAACGGATAAGCGATGCTCTTGCCCCAGCGATGGGTCAAATCGGTCAAGAGGGTAAAGAGACCATGAAGAAGTACGCTAACAGAATTGACACTGGCCTAATGCAAGGTTCAATCTACTATAGAACCAGAAGACTAGTCAAGTCCTACGTTGTAACAATTGGATGGACTGACCTTTGGTATAAGTACTTTGGTTTCCAGGAAAACGGAACCAAGTCTATAAGACCAATGCGTTCTGTGCTTAGAACCTTTCTTGAGATGCAGCCTCGCGTAATTAGCTTTGCCGATAAATTTATAAGAAGCTTTAGAAGAACTGGCAGTAATGCTGGAGGAGTTAACTACAGATGAGCCTAGACCTATTATCCGTGCAGGATGAAATCGTTACAAAGCTAGGTGAGCTAGCTCAAGATGTATACGAGACAACCGCACCAGATGATGCAAGATTAAGATTTGATGTAAACGGAATGATTTTACCGTATATCGTTGTAGAGTTTGCGGATATGTATGACAGTGCAGATGGCGCTGGAATCATATCCACCAAGTATGACGTTAAGACTTCGTATATAGTGGTATCCTGCGTTGGGCCTACACAGCGCTCGGCGAGACAAGTTACCCAACTAGTAAGAGAAAAGCTTACTGGATTTACCCCATCGGACGCTGGCGAATTAACGCTAGCTGGTGGTGGGTTCCT